ATGAGAGCCGTGCGTAAAAGTGAAACCCCCCTCGGTATTGAAAAACTAGAAAGTTCTCTGCGTGACGCAGAGTTTGGTACAATTCAAACTACAATGTCCTCAAAACAAATTAGTGAATTATCGCCAATGTGCGATATCGGCGCCCCCGTTAATGTTACCCCCCTCGTTTTTGAAAAATCAGAAGATTCTCAGCGTGACGCTGAGTTTGGTACAATTCGATCTAGACGCCCAGGAATGATTACGACAATTTACTCAAAAAGATTGGCCCTCACCCTGGCCCCGCGTTCTGACGGTCAGCAGACAATTCACGACTCTTTGATGAGAGCCGTGCGTAAAACTGAAACCCTCCTCGGTATTGAAAAATCAGAAGATTCTCAGCGTGACGCTGAGTTTGGTACAATTCAAACTACAATGTCCTCAAAACAAATTAGTGAATTATCGCCAATGTGCGATATCGGCGCCCCCGTCAATGTTACCCCCCTCGTTTTTGAAAAATCAGAAGATTCTCAGCGTGACGCTGAGTTTGGTACAATTCAAACTACAATGTCCTCAAAACAATTTAGTGAATCATCGCCAATGTGCGATGCAGGTGTCCCCGTTAATGTTACCCCTTGTGTCAGTGAAAAATCAGAAGATTCTCAGTCAATTGCTGAGTTTGGTAGTGAGTTGAAGAAACTTACATTGCGCAGGCTTGCGCGATATGAAGAGGAGTGTGATTGTGAAGAAGAAGAGTCTTTTTCTAATCAACTGCAGACAACATCACCAGTCATCCATAGTGTGGATGACCTAGAAGACTCATTTATGGATCTGAGTGTTTCTAGTGATGTTGAGTTACCGTTTTATGACGGATCCATGACGTTACGCGACATAAAAATCGTGTTTGACGGTCTCCTTCCTAATGATAGGCTAAAGATGCCAACTTATGGCTATCCTCGGTATATCATTGATCGTTTAGAAAAAGGAAACAGCAAAGGATCTAATGTCCTTAAGTACTCAGCTGCAAAACATGAGGAAAGAAAGGAGAAATTTCTCCGCCGTGCTAGTAGTGCCGGCGGACAAAGCTCCGCTAGACAAAAATATGTCACTGGAGAAGTGGCAAAAACCTGGATTTTACCGGGTAAGGTTGCCCAACCGGCTTTGAAACCTTTAGTCTTTCAATGGACTCAGTTTCGCCGTTGGGTTCAGTGGGAGGCGTATCGCCTCTCCCATACAATCTTGCGTCCCTCGCAAATTATCACTGGTAATGAAGCAGCTCGAATGCTGTATTACAGTGGTGGTTTGGCGCTGGCGCCCCATGCCGTGGCTCGGTATTTAAATTTAGCCTCGATTTATATGATCGATACGAATTTGCCTGGGTTGGCTTCATTCCCGGCAACCTCCCTCGCGATGGCAGCCGCCCTTCCGATCGCGACGTTCACTTTTGGAACCTTTACGATTTCAAGTGCTAGTGACGTTGAATCCTTGAAAGATGTCTTCGCGAGACATAAACCAGTTTATCGGTCTCTTCAGAGACTCTACGCTGGTGATGCTTCCATTGATGCTCATTGGTTGCAGAGAGTTTTGTGGAAACTGTTTCCAACTGTCGCAGGACAAGGTGTCCGTGATTTTATTGGATCTTTGTGTCCACCTAGAATAAAGTTTGACGTTTCAGTCACTCCTCCGCAGAATATGTCTGCGCAGGTTGAAGTGTTGCATAAGTTTGTCTTATCGCCTATGGAGTCGATGACGAGCACCCCCATTGCAGCCATGTTGCTGCAGATTGCGGCGACTGTTGTGTCAATTGTTGAATCAAAAGACTGGAAGGGAGTGACGGCTGCTATCACAGCATTTGCCGCTTCCCGCCCTACAATCGTTCAGTTTGCTGCATCGCGTCTTGACGCGGTGTTTCGATCTGTGACGTTCAGGCAAGGAGCCTATGAAACAATTTTTGATTCTATTAAAGAAGGTCTACAGTCCTGTTGGGACTTAGTCGTAGGAAGTTTTGCCGTTGGCATCCTTAGTGATGCCATGGGATCTTCATATGGATTAATACAACCAATGATCAAAGATTTAGTTTCCGAGACCCGTAGAGGGATTATCAAGTCCACGTCTATTAACGTGGCCACCTCACTCATTGCGTGGGTGAAAGATATTGTTTCACGAGTCTTCTCAGCTGTTAAGACTGGATCTCTGGATCCCCTTTGGGGTCCAAAGTGGAGTCCAGAAGTTTGGATTCGCCAGAGCACAACATTAGTTCAATACTATACCTTGTTGACTGTTCAATCGAATACGAACCCTCGTGCAAATGAGGTCATCTGTAAGATGCGTGATGCTCATGAAGTCCCAGGTGATTGGTATGATTCGGTTCCCGTTGAAGAATATGTCCGGCGTTTAGAGCGCCACATTGACCTAGGGAAAGAGCTTGCCATTTATTACGATGGGAAAACGGACGTTTGTAAACGTATAGTTTCAGGAATTCTTTCTATTCAATCACAAGTCGACCGTATCAAATTGTCGATGACGACTGGAAATGAGAGAGTAGCCCCAATGATGATTTATTGGTATGGAGGGGCCGGAGTTGGTAAGACCAATCTGGCCCGACAAACTGCTTTTGCAATGGGGCGAGTGGCAAATATTCCTGTCACTTCAAACACGATCTATGAATGGGTCAATGGTGCGAATTTCCAAGATGGATTCGCGCATGATACGAACGTCGTCATTTTTGACGACGTCGATCAAACAGTCGCCCCTCCAGCGGCGGGAGTTCCCTCGCACGTCGAGAATGTTATTAATTTGGTGAACAACAAACCATATGCGGTTGAAAAAGCGCGTGTGGAAGAGAAGGGGACGGTTTTTGCCTCCCCGGCATATGTTCATTACTGTTCTAATTTCTTCGATGCCAGACTTAGTGAATTTTCACTTTTGCCCGAAGCATTTATGCGACGGGTTCGTTTTCATGTTGAAGTTATTGTGGATCCAAAATTCGCGTTGCCTGATGGTCGCCTTAATACAAAATTGGCCCTTGAAACAGGATCAACTGATATGTTTATTCTCAAGGTTAGAGAATATAATGCGACTGGCAAGAATCTTCTTGGCCATCCACGTGTTATGCGGTATCCTCAATTTTTGGCGCTTGCTAATGATGAATTTGCGACGCATCGCGTCCGCGAGCTTGCAAGACTGACACGGTTGTCGGCTTCTGGTGAGTTTTGCGCGACATGTGGGTTACATGGCTGTAATTTTCATGGACAGAAGGCTGTTCAGCCAGAATTACCGGTTCAAGTACCGTTCATCGATGTTCCTGAGTCAATTGTGACCAGTGGTCAAATTGATTCGTTAACCGGTAAGGTTGAAATGCAGACGAGACATTGGTCTCCTGCCGAAGCGGCGATTGATGAAGTCGTCGATGATATCGCTGGCATTTGTGAGGATGTCCCTGTTGAGGGACTTGCCGATATAGCAACACTTGCTTCGTTGGCAATTAAATCTGGTGCGGTTGTGCGAGAAAACCAATCATTAAGATGGTTGGCTAATTCGCTACAGTCAGCAAGGAGAGCCGGAGACCTAGTGGTTTCGCAGGCAATCCTTTTGGCACATCGGATGAAATTTCCTGATGAGTGTATGACTCTGTCGAACCAAATTCTGGAATCTTTTCAGACTGTGAGTGACGCAACTTTGTTTCCATTTAAACTGGTGCCAAAGAATATTGTCATGATGACGGTGAATCCTCTTGAGCACTTTTCATCGCGAGCCCCGTGGGGCTTTGCCAAAGGCTGGACCGCTTCTCTCAAATCTGTTGATGTGGGCAACGCGGCGCGCATTGGATGCGTCCTGGCAGCTCAACTTGTAGTTTTAGGGTTGGTGTTGAAAGGAGTTAGTATTCTTGCGACTCAGGTTGTTACGACACTTGAGGGAAGAGATGGAAACGCCTCTCCAACGAATGACGTCCCGGATTCGTGGCGTCGTGCGGACCAGAAATGTTCGCAGAGCGTTGTGTCAGGATCATTTGGAAAGTCAACATTTACCCTTGAGCAACTATTGAATGATATAAAGTCTTCCACAGTTGAAGTGGGAGCTATGATTGATGGTGTGTTTCATTTTAAGATGTTTGCCGCCATTTTTGGTCATAATTCCATTGTTGTTCCAACCCATTTTGCGAAAGTGGGTGAGTCAGTCTATTTTAAGATCGGCGGTGTCACATTTCAATATGTAGTTGCGGAAGTTGATAGGGCGATTATGCCTTCTAACCCCGAATTGTGTTTATTAAGGGTTGGTAAGCTTCCAGTAACACCAAACTTGTTTAAGAAGTTGTGGTTTGTTGATGACAAGTCTATTCAGTCTTTTGATGAAGTAGTCATCGCTGGATTGGAGTGTAAGTATCGTCCATCAGCGAATCGCATCGCCAAACATGGAGTTGCTACGGTTTTAACAACTAATGCCCAAACCCAACCTGGTGATTGCGGCTTGCTCTATGTGGGAGTCCATAATGGTAGTGCCAAGATTGTTGGCATGCATTATGCCGCACATGAGAAGACAAGCATCTTTGGAACTGAGCGACAGTCTGTCGCTGCAATTTTGAGTATGCAAGAACTGCGCGCGGCGGCCAGTTCGTTGGCTGTCACAATGCAGGGGATTGAACACACTCCTTTTACCATGACGCAATATCCAAAAGCGTTAGAAATTGGACAGTTTGGACTCCGGTCCGAACTATGGGCTGCACAAACCCATCATGATGCCGTATTTTACGCCATTGGGTCACAGCATCCTCCTCTCCCAAATTCAAGTATGAAGTCGAAGATTACACGTAGTCTTTGGGCTCCATATTTTGAGGAATTTGAGTTGCTTGCCTGCGGCGTTCGCGGGTATTGGAAGATCCCAGACTTTCGCGGTGAGATGATCGACGGAAAGTGGTGTTCCCCCCACACAGAGATGTTTGAAGCCCAAAACTGGAAAGTTTTTGACTCTGAAATCATGATGTTGGCTGTCATGGATTATTTGACTCCTCTGCGAAATCTTGATGTCTCAGGTTATCGTGCTCTGACGTTTGAAGAGACGATTCGTGGTATTCCTGGGTCTTATATTGGTCCTGTCAACATGAAAACCTCCGCTGGCCCTCCCCTCAAAGGAGGAAAGCGGAACTATTTGAGTGTTGAACCAGAAGTAATAGAAGTGGATCCGGAATTCCAGGCCATTTGGGATAGTCTTGGTGAGCGTCTTGATGAAAATGTTATCACATCGGTGATGGCTATTTGCTCAATGAAAGACGAACCACTAAAACACACTAAAAGGTTTACTAGGATTTTTAATAATATGCCGGCAGCTTTCAATTTAAAATTGAAGCAGCATATGGCCCCTGTCAAGTCTTTTATGCGTGCTAATTGGCGCGCCTTCGAGTGTGTGGTTGGTATCAACATGACGTCGCTGGATTGCAATGATATTTTACAACATTTGAGAACAATTGACCCGACATTGACACATTTAGTCGACGGGGATGCCAAGAAGTTGGATAAAGCCTGGAATGGCGATTTGTTTGATTTTGTTGCATATGTATTTTATGCGCTGGCGTTCGCGATTAATTGCGATGCCGGGCAGACGTACACTTTGTTGCATTCTATTAAGCACACCATGTACAGCTCAAAGAATGATTTATTTGAAATCTTCCACAACCCATCGGGAAATGATATTACCGTTGAGTTGAATAGTATTTGTATTTCCTTAGGTGAACGTTATGTTTACTACAGGAACCATCCACCGGAAAATTTCAAAGATCGTGTGCGCGAATTTCGAGCCACTTTCTTCGACAATCCAATTCCTACTGAAAAGGATAGTGAGTTGTGTACTTATCGTGACAACCATGCTTTAGTGACGTACGGTGATGACAATTTGAAATCTTGTCGACTTCCTCCTCCAGAAAACTGCGAGGAACTGTGGAGAGATGAAATTGGAATTGTGATGACCGATGCATCAAAATTAGGGCGAATGCGCCTGAAGACCCTTGACGAGGTGTCATTTTTGAAGCGTTCCTTCACCCAACTAGAAGGGGTGGATGGTTACGTTGCCAAATTAGACTTGAAGTCTCTGGCACGCATGATGATCATGAAGAGAGACACCACTTTAGGTGATAGTGACCATGCTGCCGTGGTCGCGTCTGAATTTCTCCGTGAAGCTGTCTATCATGGGCGTTCTTTTTATGATGAGTACGCTGCGATGATTAGGCGTGTTGCTGCGGAGATTGGGGTTCTGTCTAACCCCTATCTTGTGATTAAAACGTTTGATGACCGTCTGGCTGAGATTAATGCCGGAACGTTTCAGACGTGGACACTGCGTGAACCAGTCTCCCGTGGGGAGTTGTTCACCGATGGTGATGGAATTCACCAACTCGTTTTCCAAATGAAAATGTCTGATGTCCAATTTGTTAATGGTGCTGATTCAGTGCCCCAAGTTCAACCAAGCGATAATGTTCTTGTACATGATACAGGAAGTATCGACACCAGTGGAGGTGGTGTTATTGTAAACTCCAACAATCCGAATTTCTTTCAGCAGATGCCAAAGAATGATCTCAATGATTTCTTACTTCGTGCCGTCCGGATTGGATCCTATTCGCTTACGCAGGCGAATGGAACTCTTTCTTCCCTGTTTTCTTTTAAACCTTGGGAGTTGTTTCAGGCAAACTCGGCTGTGGCTGAGAAGCTTGCGCGTTTCTCCTATATTAGGGGTACCATCCAAATCATTTTGGTTCCAACGTTCCCTTCTATGTGTTACGGCGCACTTGCTGTTACCGCGCTTCCCGACGGAGAGACAGGTGTTGGGGTCGCTCCAACTCTTTATATTCAGAACTGTTTACAGACTGACTATAGTGGGATTATTGACTTTAGAGAAAGCAATAAGCTTGTCTTCCAGCTTCCGTACATCGGTGACACCGATGTTAAGAAGAAGGGTGGTGCAGGTTCCGATGGGATTAATGATACCTGGCAGATTTTTGGAACGATTTTGTCGCCACTCCGCAGCGCTATGCCTGGAGGTGTGACTGAAGGAACAATCCAAGTGTACGCGAATCTGATGGACGATTATGAGTTAACTGTTCCACATTTTCAAGGACGCAAGTTGCTGGCCAATGCGGCACTGAAGACTCATGCACCAGAAATTCATGCTATGATTGGCGAGGGCAAGGGGTCTGCTATGGCTGGCAAAATTGCTGACACTGCGTCGATGCTTAGCAAGGTTCCTGTCATTGGCGGTATTGCTGAGGGTGTTAGTTTGGCCGCTCGTGCGGCTCAGGGCGTACTTAGTTTCTTTGGATTCACGGTTGAGAATGTTCCACGAAACCCAACCCCATTTGTTGCAAGACCATTCTCGGCGACCTCTTGTGCCAATGGAGAGGAATACAGTATGCCAGCCTCGCTATCCTTGTCTCCATTTATCTCCAGGTCTGGAGCTGATGCGGGCTTTTCTAGTGAGGATTGCCTTGCTAATGCTGCCCTATTTGGAAGATGGACTCTCATTGCGAGTGTTCCATGGTCCCCAACAGATGATACGTTTATTGATCTGGTTAATATCCCAATCTGCCCCGGTTTTTCTATGAATGCCTCCACCGAAACGGTGATCGCATTTCATCCAACTGTGCCAGGATTTATTGGTTTGCCATTTGAGTATTGGCGAGGGACGATGAAGTATAAGCTAGTGATTCCTGTTAGCATGATGCACAAGGGGGTCCTGCAAGTTGTGTGGGTTCCAAATGATTCTTCGTTGAGCTCAGTCGATGTTACGAACTTGACGCTCAATACCATGTTCGATGTGAGCGAGGGTGGGTCACGTGAAATCGAATTTGGATTTTCGCGAGATCAGCCTCTGTTGCATAATCGATATTTTACAGATCACTCAACAATTCAACCGATTGGTGATTGCAATGGGTACTTTGCCCTTAGAGTCATCAATCCTCTTGTCTCACCAAATTCCACGGCATCCGTTATGATTTCAATCTTCGCTGCTGCGGGACCGGACATGGAATTTCATCAGCCTAGAGATACTCTTTTTATGGATGAAATTGGAATTGGGACATTGGAAGCTCCTTTTCAAAGCAACATTGAATTGCAAGGAATGGATGGGCAGCAGGGAGATGGAACAATTGCGGAGTCGGTAGTTGTCGTGCCGATTTCGAAGCCATATCCTACAGCAGAAATGCTTACAGGAGAACGCTTCTCTTCTGTGCGTGAGCTGTTGCAGAAGCCATCGAAGTTAAACGCAGTGTCGTACTTAGGTTTGGCAACTTTTCCCTCTCCAATTTGGACTCCTGGATCAACTGTGAATGTAGGCTATGGTACCATCACGGTGTGGACATGGGCTGGACATTACCAGTCCATGTTCCATGGACTAGCCGCCAGTGAGCGGTTCAAGTTCTTACCAGATCTTGTGAATAATAATTTGTGCTATGTTGGTGCAGCACGAATCTACCAGCTCTTGCCTACTTACCCGGATGTGACTCCGTGTATGGCTCCAATCTCCTCCACGATGGGAGGAGGGCACGAGGTGGTCGTGCCTTATTACCACAATAAGAAGTTCTTCAATCCCCGAGTGACAGCATCGGATATCACTCCTGGAAGGAAGACAGCGATCCGTGTCCAATGGACATCTGGAAATCGCGCCATGCGTATCTGGCATTCGTATGGGCCTGACATTAGGGCGACGTGTTTTAGACAGTTGCCAAAGGTGTCATACAAGGCAACCACAGTTGGTTTTACTTCGTGGTAGGCCTTACAAAACTTAGTAAAGGGTTTTTCTTTACAATTTTAGAAATTTTAGCGGTTACGATCGCATTCC